ACTTTTACTTCATTGTGGTCTGATAATAAACCAGTACCGAAGTATAAGTTTGATTTTTGAGCTGCCATTGCATCATTATCAGGTAATCCGTTAGCTACGAATAATTTAACACCATCAAAAGATAATGAACCATTATTCCACCATTGTGTACCCATATTGTTTGTACCTGCAGCACCTAATCCAGAAGCTCCAAATCCACCTAAAGCTCTTACATAAGCTCTAGCAATGTTTTGAGATACATAGATGTATAAATCTTCTTTTCCGTAGATAGTAGAAGGAATAGCATCTACAATCTTACCAAGCTCAGCGATTACGTTAGCAGCAGTTACAGTTGTTCCTGTTACGTCTACTACGTCTGAATCAGCAGCAGCTAATACTGTGAATCCGTCAAACTCACCAGCAGTAGCGTTAGCACCTTGCCAGATAGTGTTTTCAGTTTTCTCAGCTACTTTAGCGATTACATGAGCTAATAAGAAATCTTGGAAGTTCTTAGGTAATGTGTCAAATGCAGAATATCCCATAGATACAGCTTCCCAATCTGATACGAAATCAGACTTACATAACTGTAGGTTTACTTGGAATTCTTCTGGCTGAATAATTCTTTCTGTTAATGTAACAGAAGAAGTAGCAGCAAAATCACAAGAAGCGTTAGCAACTAGGTCTCCAGTAGCTAATTTCTTAATGACTTCCTTAAACTTAATGTTTGGTTTTACTTCGATTCCACCATTGTCAATAGTAGAAGAAGAAAGAAGAGCTGCAGCAATATACTTGCCAGCAAATTCTCCTGCGTAAGTACTTGTTATACTTGTTGTTGTTGCCATAATTAATTAATTAATTGTTAAATAATTTGTTAAATACTCTTTGTTGTGTCGTCATTGGACGATTTTGAGAATATAAATTCATTGGTTTAGAATCTACTTCTGCTTCAGGAGAATGAGAAATTTCTTCAGACTCTTCAGATAATTCAACTTTGTCTGAGCTTAATTCTGCTGGTGCATCACTAGCTTCTTCTTTGCCAATGCTGTCCATCATTTGCTCATACATAGCTTTAAACTCAGCTACTACTTTGCTTAATTCTTCTTTAGTAGCATAAAGTTCTTCTGGAGCTTCTTCAATTACTTCTTCTTCAACTTCTTCTTCAGCTAATTCTTCTGCAGAATTTTCTTCTACTGTTTCTTCTTGAGCAAGCTCTACTTGCTCTTCTGCAACTTCCTCTTTCACTTCAGCAGAAAGCTCCTCTTGTACTGGAGTCTCTTCTTCAGCTTCTACAGAAAGTAATACATTTTTGAATTTGTCAATAATTTCTGTTGCTTTCATAAATAATTATTTAATTTGATAACGATTAATAAAATATCTGTTTCATTTTCAAGGTTACGGAGTTGTGCCTTGTCCTGTTAAAGCTCCGATACCTTGTGCTTGTAAACTTCCATCACAGCATTTACTACTGTAAGTTCCGTCCTTGCATAAACAGCCTCTCTTTTTTCCTGTTGGACTAGTTCTACTTGGTGTTTTTTTCATCTTCCTTGTCCTTTGTATTTTTTCTTATATCCCTTTTTCCCTACACTAGCATTTTTGCTATGAGGATGAGACTTTCTTTTGTTTTGTCTATATGTGCTTACTACTTTTCTAGGCATTACTTCTTGTCAGGTATACAGTTAGGTACTAATCTTCCATTCTTCTTTTTCATTCCGTATTGTGTATATCCTGCTTGACAAGGGTCATCATCTTTTAGGTTATGCTCTACACAAGGCATAAACCACATCTTTCCTTCTACCTCATGCTCATGAGAACCCTCACATCCTAAGTCTGCTGCTTTCTCTTCAGCCATCTCTTTAGTAGCAAAAGCCAATCTGTTATCAATAATTATATAATCATCATTAACAGGAACAAATTCTTTAGCTAGCTTTTTCTTGTCTATCTGCTTTAACTTGCTAATAGCCCAGTTAATACCTGCGCTTCCACCCCAAGCATCCCACATAATACCACCACATCCTTCTGAGTAGGGTACGTCTTTGTTTTGTTGGTGTCTCTTAAAGCTTGCCATTCTAGCTATTGTTGAACGAGATAGGTTAGCACCTGATGCTAATTGTGAAGCTCTTCTCCAACCTACAGGTGTTCCACAGCTACTACCATTCTCTTCTTTATACTTTAACGCTCTTCTTGCATTGTTTCTAGCAGCTTTAGGATAATCGCTATATGTTTCTAGCTCTATATCATATTGTGAAAGTATAATATCTTCTAGCTCAAATATCTTAGCAAGTGCTTCTAACTCTTCAGAATCTATTTCTTCCTTTACGCTTTCTCTTGGTCTTTCATCAAGCTTGTCTGTAAAAAAACCCTCAATGCTAAAACCTTTTACTTTACCTTCTTTTACAAACTCTTGCCATATCTGGTCATTGTTTACCTTAACAGAAACCATCCAAGTTCCTACAGGTAAACTAAGATTATACTTAGCAGATTTATCTTTCTTCTCATCTTCTATAATCCAGCTTTCTACTACACTTAATCCATCTAACTCTACATCATGTTCTAATGTTGAGTTGTTTTGCTTGCCTTTAGACAGAAATAATTCAGATGCTCTTCTGACAGTATCTTTAGAGAAATAGATAAAGTATTCTTTGTCTCCACTCTTTCTAAATATCTTTCTATCAGGAATTAATGCAGCACCCATTAAGATTCTTTTCTCAGCATCTACTTCTGCTAATTGTACTGTCTGTTCTTTTAGAGCAATAAAATCTTCTTCTATTGCTGGATATTCTACTATAGAAATTGCTTCTATACCAGAAAAATCATTTTCTTCGTCTATAAATAGTTCTATAATATCTTGTTCCATAATTTGATAACGATTTTTATATTATTTGTTTTATATTAACCACCAAGTGATGCTCCTGTTTCTATTTGTAAGTCTAATTCTTGTTGTGATGTAATCTGACTACTTACTACATAAGCTTGTATAGGTTCTTGGAATTGTGCGCCTACTGCTTCTGCTAGTTGATTAGTTCCTGTACTTCCTACTAAATTAAAGTCGAATGTTCTGCCTCCTCCAGCTCCTTCTGCTCCTCCTGCTCTTCCACCACCAGAAGTTATTGACCTTTTACCTCCTTTTATAGCTGTAGCCAATATTGCTGCAATAGATATTCCAGCTCCAACCTTAGTCATAGTTATATCTTTTCCCATAGCAGCAGCATCTATAGCTTTAACTGGGTTTGGTATTGAAATACCCATAGGCATAGTTATGAATGGAGGTATTAAGGCATGGGCAGCCATCCTAGCAGCTATACTTTGTGATGCAGCAATAACTACTTCAGCTATTGCAGCTCCTTTTTGTACAACTAATGATAATGTTGCTAATTCTTCACTTCTTTTGCCTAAGCCAGCCAAAACATCACCTATTCCAGTAACAAAACCTACATATTCCATTTGAGCCTGCATCTTGAGGTCTAACAAAAGCATTTCATGCTCAAACTCTTGGTCTAATAAATCCATTCTCATCATAGCCAATTCATTTTCAGCTTGAATCCTTTCTAAAGAACCAACTTCTGTTTGTATTAGCATTTTCTCTCTATGAGCTATTTCATCTTCTAATATTCTATTGTTAGACTCAGAAGCTTGTATTCTAGCTTCATCATAAAACAAAGCTCTTGAATCTAAGTATCTTCTTCTTAAATCAAACTCTAATGTTTTTGACTCATCATAACCTTCAATTAAAGCATCAACATCAAATATAGGGTCTCCAAAAACAGGAGCTTTTGCTTTCTTTTCTCTTGTTTTCTTTTTTGTTGAAACTTCTTCCTCTTTTTCATCTAATTTCCCTAATAATTCTAAATATTCATGAGCTAAATTATTTGCGTTTTTTCTTGTTATGTTTCTTTCTTTTTCATCTTCTGCATACTGTCTTGAAGTACCACTATTTCCTGCTAATATTCTAAAATATCTTTCACTATTATCACCTATGTTTTCGTCAACTTTAGCTTGCGCTTCTTTTGCAATATTTAAAGCTTCTAGCACTTCAGCTTCTTTTTCTTTTATAGCTAATTCTAGTTTTTTATCTTCAAGATACTCATGTAGGATTTCAGCTTCTTTTTCTCTATCTCCATTTGCCTCTTTTAACGCTTTACTTAATTCTTTGTCTAATTTAGAAGCTCCTTTCAATGCAGCAATTCTTTTGTCCAAAGAAATAGTTGATGAATTTAAAACATTTACATATACTTTTAATAAAGATATTTCGTTTTTTAGAGACTTGTTTAATTCGTCTGCTGCATCTGAAGCATCTTTGCTCTTCATAGCAAAACTTTCTAATAACGCAATAATGCCTTGAAATGCTAATATTAAACCAAGAGGACCCATTAAAGCTGACCATATAGATTTTAAACCAGCTCCTAATCCTCCTGCTGCTTTAGTAGTAAACACTAAGTTAGATACTAATTGTGAAAGGTTGTTTGCCATACCCCTGATACCGTAGTTAGCATCAGATATAGTACGACCTAGTTCTAGTACTGTTGCTGTTGCGCCTCCAGAAGCGTTTCCTTTAGGTTTGCTTTTGCCTGCGTTAAAAGATAAATTTTTAAGCTCTGTATTTAATTGTTTGGTGCTTAAAGTCATATCATCCATAGTGGCAGTTGCTTGACCACCATCAACTCTTATGGTTATTGTTTTTTGTACTGATGAATTAGTTGCCATTACTTATTTCGTTTTATTGCGTTTTTAAATTCTTTCCAATTAGTAGGAGCTAAATATTTACCTTTGGCTATCTTTATATCCTCATCATCTATATGCCAATCTGCTGCTCCTAATAAATCTATTATATCCCTAATCATTATACTTCATTTATTAATTCTAAATCTGCTTTTCCTGTATTAATATTCATCTTTATTGAGTTAATCTTATAACTCTTGCCAGAGACAACAAATCTGTCGTTTAGTTTTAATTTTATAACTATGTCTATAGGTAAAAGAGCCTTAAATTTACTAAGCCTAGACTTCTCATTGTATATAGGAACTATATAGTTTGCGTAATAATTAGCAAACAGGCTTTCAGTATTTTTAACATTAGTACGGTAAAAATACTCATCATCCTCTGCTCCAAAATGTATGCTTTGTAGATTGGTGGTGGATGTTGTTAAGGTGTTTGCTGGTCTTATATATTGGGTTATATTAGTTCCATCTTCTAAAACTATTTTATATGATGTTGTATCGTGTTTATGGCAATAAAAAACTAGAGGCTTCCCTAATACTGGAAACTCATCTTTATTTACCATCCAACCCCATTGAATTGTTGTTTGCTCATCTGTATTATTTTGATTGGTCATTCTTTCAAACATCATATGTTCAAAGCCTAATTTAACCTCATATTTACCACCATCAAATGCTAATGGATTATTTATATCTGCACTTCTGTTTGTTAGCTTTTCATTACCAAACTCATCATTTGTTATTTCATTGCTGTTTATTATTGCAAAAGTAGAAGGTTGTTGATAAACAAAATCTATTTCAGAATATATATTTGCTTTACTAATGCTATGCTTATCTGTATATAAATACTCATCTATTGTGTAACTTACTCCTTCAGAATAAAAATCATCTAAAGTCATAACTTTTATCTTCCCAAAATCAGTATTTGTACTTCCATTAGATAGTATTCTTCTATCATCATAAAATGCTGTTAGATTAAACATCTTAAATATAGATGTCAAGAAATCTATAACTTTCATTCTAGGCATATTGTCTACTATATCTAATCCTGTAGACAGGAAGTTATCATTCCCACTATTAAAAGTATAGTTTGCATTGTAACCCACTTCACTAGCACTACCAGAACCTAAATCAACCTCTCTAGTTGTTTTAGTTATTACTAAAGAGTTCACTTCAAAAGAAGTAATACCTCCTTTTGTTTTTATTTTAAATACAGGTGTAAATGTTTGTGTGCCAAAATCAACACTATCTTTTCTTATAACAAATGTTCTACTTATTTGCACACCATCACCTGATAAATCAGTAGCATTGGAGGTCGGAGATATAATGTTTCCTGTTTGTGTGTCTGTCATTTCTAAAGAATACAAACCTGCTCCTGATGGTGTTAAAGTAATTGTGTATTCATAATAAACCTCTACTGTTTCTGTTATTTGGTCTGTTAAAGAGGTAACTAAATCCT